CTTTCACTGTATGAATTGCGTACCGCTACTTGTTCCCATTTGAGGTTGTGCATGTAAAAATCAAAAATAATGCGCTTTTCTTTCAGTTTCAGCCTTGAAACTTCCTGCAAAATCTGCGCTTTTAAGGCTTGCAACTGCTGCACCTTTGCTTCATACTCTCTAATTTCGCCGCTGACATAATCTGGAATATTAAGCGCCATATTTTCTGTTTGTCGTGATATATTATTTTTTCCTTTTGGTAGACCGTCGCATTGTATAGCGCCAATGGGATTGTAGTATTGGTCCGTTAAGTCACTTATAATCTTTCTGTATATACTCACCTCCCCGTCTATGTCTTTGTAATATTCCAGCAATTCAATAACCCTGCCTTTTTCCATTGCCTGCGCCATTTGCTTTTCCTCCATTCTTTGTTTTTGCCAGTCTTTCCCGGCTTCTATCCGTCTTGCACGTCAACTGCGTTTTCTCCTGCTGCCTGCTGCCGTTCTTTCTCTTCGTACCCCATACACTTCATGTATCTTTCCGGCTTTCCGCAACTTTCATAGTGTTTGCAGTCAACGCAAACATTTTCTTTCACTGCTGCACCTCCCATCTTCTAACACGGTCCACCCTCTGCGCCGTGGAACGCTCCTGCTGGATATTTCCACACGCCATCAATGAATATGTCGCTTTCTGTGAAAATTCCTGTTATCAGACTATGTATTGCTTCTTTGTCGCCCTTGTATAAACATGGCTTTGCTCCCTCAATGTATGTTTCAAGGTCGCATTTATTGTCCAGTGTGAAGCCCAGTGCCTTTTCATCATGTTTCATTTCTTCAAATTCTGCGGGGTATAGTTCTTTGAACCCTGCGAACAACTCCGGTGTTGAGAATATACAGCCAGCGCAGCTGCAACGGTTCCAGCCTGCCCGGTAACACGGGTGCGGGTTCACTCTGTTTCTTTTTAGTACTTCCCACACGTCTTTTTCTGAATAATCAATGACCGGGCGCCACTGGTGGACTGTTCTTTTCAGCTTCTTTTCTGCATTGGCTCTGAAATATATTTCCATTTCGTTATATTTTGAACGCCCTTTGCTTTCTCCCCGTCGTTCCCCGCTGCATATCAGCACTTTTGAATTTTCTTTGACCGTTTCAAGGTTCCGCAGGACTGTTGCTGCTACATCAATTTTCAGATACGGGCTGCACCATCTTGTCATAAGGTTTCCAGACTTTGCCGGAAACTTCATGCGGCAGCCATATTCTTTCAGCTGTTCCTCCTTGTCCTCTGCGTCGCTTTCCATAATCTTTCTGCACGCTTCCTGCTGCGGTGTTTCCTTTGCGCTCATTATTTCCCCGGTTTCCGGGTCTATCCATTCAATAGGCTTGCTGGCTCCTATTCTGTACAATTCCCCAAAGAAGCCGCCTTTTCTCCATGACAGCCGCAGTGGTATTCCCTCTGCGTTTGCAAGTGCCCGCATATAGTCTTGTGTGCAACGCCAGTCCATGTGTCTTTCTGGGTTTCCTCCGTCTATGTCATGGTGCCAGAACTCTATTTTGCTTTTAGGTACTCCCAGTTCACGCAATTTGAAGTATGTTGCTATGCTGTCTTTGCCGCCAGATATTAAAACAACAATTAAGTCGTATTCTTCCAGCGGCAGCAATTCTTCAAGGTATATATCTTTCATGTGCTGTGTTTCTGTTCTTCCCGGCACTCTGGGTTTTATATGCTTTCCGGTTCCATATATGGGCTTATCTTTCTTTCCTCTGGTCACTGGCGTGTCAATAGTGCAGTCAATGTCCTTTATGAACTCCGGTTCAAACAAATTCAGCTGCCCTTTCACGCTTCCACCTGCTTTCTATGCCAGCGTGTATGCTGTGACCCACTTCTTTGTACGTTCATCAAACTTTTTGCCGCAGGTGTTCAGCACGCCTTTTTCTTTTAACTCTGTCATTCTGGGTTGCACCGCCTGCCGTGTGGCAAGCGGTATGTATTTCTTTGCTGCAAGCACTTCTGATACCTCGTAAGCCGTCATTACCTTATGCGGGTACAGTGCGTCTGTTATCCAGTCGTAAAACTTCTGTTTGTCAACTGCGGTTGCTTTCTGTTCCATGCTGTCTTCCTCCTTACTTTAAGGCTATAACGCAATAGCCGTCTTCAAGTGCGCTGCTGGTCGTGTCGTCGTCCATACAGATAATTTTCATGTCAGCCGTGTTTCCGGTTGCTCTGCCCTCTGCAAACTCAATCAGCTTCACTGTGTCGCCCTCTCTGTAATCATCATTTTTCAAAATCATGTATGGTCTTGTGCGGTCAACCGCAACGGCTTTCATTTTCTCCGGTGATACTCTGATTGTCTTTTCTTTTCTATCATCAGACGGCAAGTGCTGCATTTTCTCTTCCTGCTGCATTTCACGCAGTTTCTTTTGTGTTTCCCGGTCAATAGCTGCCTGCTCTTCGTTGTATCTCTCTTCGTCCGTCTTCTGGGCTTCTCTGCGGTTCTCATAAGCATTGCAGCTGGTCACGGTTGCTGTCTTGTCGTGGCAGTCCTCATAGTGTGTGCAGCTGTAACAAAGTGACGTTATCTGCTCCGGCTGTGGGTCAACATATTCTGGCTGCTGCCCGGTTGCGTCCTCTGTGCCCTCTGTGGCTTCTGTGGCTCCCTCTGTGTCTGCTTCTTCCTGCTGCTGGTCTGTTTCATTGCCTGTGGCACTTTCTGCCGTTCCTGTGGCTTCCTGCTTCTCTTCCATCTGGCTAATGTCCATCTGTCCCGGTATCTGCTGCGACGCTTCCCAGTTCTTCTTTAGCTGCTTAATGTCCGATAATGTCAGCACTTCATTTTCCCGGAATACCTCTGCCGCCTGCTTCTGGTAATCTTCCGGCAACCCGGACGCTTCATAAATGACAGATACAACAATTCTGTTTGCCTTAAATTCTGCCATCAGTTCTGGAATGATATTGTTATAGATTGCCTTGTATCTTCCAACCTGCGCCGGGGACGTTTCTATAATCTCTGCCAGTAAATCGCGGGTTCTGCCCGGAATGTTCATGCTTTCTTTTAATTCCAGTACCAGTTTTTCTGTTTCCAGTGCTTCTGTCATGCGTTCCCAGTCCGTCTTCTCACGGAAACGGTTTGCCATAATCAGTGCCAGTCTGTCCAGAATTGCGTTTTTCTTCGGCTTGATTAAGATTGGAACCCGTCTGAAACGCTCTTTTCCCTCGTCCACCAGCTGCATGACCGCCAGCCGTCTTCTGTGCCCTGCAATGATACGGCGCTTGCCGTCTTCCTCTTCATCAGTCACCAGAAGTGGTTGCAACACTCCCAGAAGTTCAATAGACTGTTTTAAGTCCTGCACGTCTTCCACGCTGTAAAAATTGCCCTTTGACGGTATAAGGTCGTAAATATCGGCGGTGCTGCTCACGCCCTCTTCGGACGTGACAACCTCTGTGCCTGCTGCCGCCTGCTGCTGTTCTGCTTTCTGCTGCTCCCCAGCTTCCTTTGACCGCTGGTTTAATAACTCTGTCAAGTTGAATTTCTTTGCTGCTCCTGCCATTGTCTTTTCCTCCTAACGTGTCCGAATTGGTCACATTCTCAACCATTCTTCCACTAACGCTTTATAGTCGGCACTTGCGCCGCAACGTGGGGAATACAAAATGATTGGCAATCTTTCAAATGTGCTGGGTTTCATTTTTGGCGTCTTTCTGATATGTGTATCAAACACCGGATATTCAAGCGTCTTCAAGAACTCTTCACCCTGCGTGTCTGCTTCATTTGTTCTGTCGTACTGTGTCACAAAACAACCGCAGAAGCGCAACTGTGGGTTCAAATCCTCACGGGTGTTGTCAATTTGTTCTTTCAGTTCTGCCAGCCCGTCTATTGCAAAATCATCAATGGTGATAGGCACCATCACGTCATCAGAAGCCACCAGTGCATTTATGGTTGAAATGTTAATGTCCGGGGCGTTGTCAATAATGCAGTAGTCATATTCATTCTGCAAGCCGTCAAGAAACTTCTTAAAGCGTGTCTGCTGCGGTCTTGACTGGTCCAGCATGACTTCCAGATTGGCTGTAAGCAAATTCATGTTCGCCGTGATAATATCCAACCCCTCAAAGTCCGTGTGCTGGATAACCTTTGCCGGGTCAATGCCACGCTGCGTCATTACCTCTGCTGTTCCTTTGTGGTCGTAGCTGTGACGGTTCATAATCTTGCTTGCGTTTCCCTGCTTGTCATTGTCAATCAGCAGGACTTTGAAGCCCTTTACTGCTGCCAGAATATGTGCCATATTTACGCTGGAAATGGTCTTTGCCACTCCCCCTTTAAGATTGATAATTGATAATACTTTCATGTGGTATTCCTCCTTGTATCTGGTATGAATTTATAGTTGCTTTCCCAGTAATGCACGGGACGGGACTTGAACCCGCACCCGGCAGCTTCGGTGGCTGCTGCGCTATCCATTGCGCCACCCGTGCTTGTCTTACGCTTCTACCGTCTGGCTTCCTGCGAAAAATACTTCTCTGCCATCCCAGTTTCTTACTTTCACTGTCTTTGGCTCTTCTTTTCTCTCGTTGTATCTTCCGGCGTGCTGTACTGCTGCGTATGTGATTGTTTTTGCTGTTCTCTTTACAATCTCAAATACAACTGCGTGTTCTCCATATCTCTTGCCAACTTCAAATGTTCTCATGTCTTTTTACCTCCGTTTGCTTTACTTCTTTAACTGTCTTCATTATATACTTACGGAAGTATAAAGTCTATTGACATTCTGCACAATCTT